CATCCTGAACGGGAACCCAGATAACATCTCGGCCCGCTCCTCATCCGTCTTAGACGGGAAGAGGTATTTCAGTGCTTCAATGCTATCAACACCTAATTCCTGCAAGTTTCTAACAACAATAGAGTTATTAAGAATGTCTTGCGTGGAATCTTCATATACAGGTCCCAGCCATCTCCACAAAACTGTAACGTCACCATCAGGAATAAGGCCCATCACATTAGGTGGGATCTGTTGCGCTTCTACGCAAGCCAACATCAATTTCTTGAGTTGATCGTTATAAGCTTGCATAGCCTGTTCGTAGGCTGCCAGCTCTTCCGGAGTAGCGTTTGGTGCGGTATCAACAGGCTTTTCGATGCCAGCGGCAGCAGCAAGTGTGGCCTTAAACAGCTGCTCTTCCTGGTAAAGAATCAGCTCAAGGCACCGACAAATGCCATGAGTATAAATAGCATTTGCCTTTTTCTTGGAGGTTGCAGCAACACGTCCAAACAAAGACTTGTACTCGGTTGCTGTAACACCTGCAGAGATAGATAGCTCGTCTACACCTCCTAAAGCAGTGCGGATTTCTTCGCGATATTGGCGTGCAAATGCGTTCTGATCGCCAGTAATCGCATCTGGGACAATGTAACCAACACGGTCGTTTGGTTCCAGGTTTGCAATAACTCTTGGGACTCGAATTTGTCCGTCTATGCCACGACTGACGGGATCCGATTTAAAGGTCGAACGACTTAAGCCGGCAGGGCTCGTGAAACCTGAGTTAGCAGCAATAGAAGGACGTTGTACTACAGAGTCCCCTCCGGCCTCCATAAGATCGGTTTTGGGCCGAGAAGAAAGAAGAGTTGGGTTACCAAAGAAAGTAATGTTTTTGCGCATTGTGCGCATCAATTCATCATGCGTACAAATAGCATTAGCAAAAGCATCAAATTCACCTACACCTTCCGTTGAAAATCCTTTGGGATTATTGAGGATTTCAACACATGGAATAAAACCAAGACTATTCTTTAGCTTTTTGGTGTCACCAGCCAGGGTATAGCTAGGCATCTCAAACGACATCTCAGAGTCAGAATGAGTTTCTTCAATTTCTTTTGCTTTGATTGAAAGGCGTATGTAACGCTTTGCGCCAGGGGAGCCCATTGATTGGGAGCCACTAAGGCTCGCTGTCATCAATTGGTCTCCAAAGCCAAAGCCCCGACGTACCTTGTAACTGTAAATGATTACAACTTCGTCAAGCTCGCCATCTACATTGTAAAAAGCACGATACTCATGCTCGCGAAAATAATAAAGTCTGTAGCTTTGCTTGGTAGGACGAATATAAAAAAGCCCTTTACCGTCACAAAGAAAATATTCCCAGATGGAATCAAGGCGAATATCGAGCTTGTTGTACTTAATTACACGGTCAAGAAAGTCTTTGCGTTGAGCGCCAAAGTTATCTTGGGAAGGAAAAAATTCAACCCCTTGGCGAATCCCAAAGAGTTTCATTTGCGCAATATGTGACGCGACAATGCCAGTGTCTACGGAGGAGTCACCCTCCTTGTCAAGGTAGGTGTTAATAATTTCGTGAAGCCTGGCTTTAGCGTCGACGGCCATTATCTCTATTCTTGTTTAATGAAATGTTAGCAGTTTTATTAATCAGTAGACGGTTGCATTTTGGAAGCCGGCAGCAATGGCACCTGCGTTACCCATGGGAGCCATACCACCACCATATGCCATAGGGAATAGCTTCGCGCCACCGCCAGGAGTAATGCCCCGACGCTGCATTTCCTCAAGAAGCTGCTGATTGTCTGGTACGCTTTTCTGTAAACGACGGATTTGCTCTTCCGAACGTCCACCAAGAGCTCCTGATCCTTTATTGATATCAAAGCTAGGGTTACCAGCTAACCTTGCACCAGGGATGTTAGCGCGGATGACATCCGTAGACATTTGGCTTGGACCACCAAAGCCTTGGCTCTGTCCAAAGCCAGGGATATTAGCTGCCAATACGTCCGTAGACATTTGGCTTGGACCAGAGAATGCCATATTATTGCCAAGTCCGGTTCCATAGAAACCTCCTGGCTGAGTTTGATACCGCATCTTTATTCTCTCAATGTTTCTATCTTAATCCTCTATAACCTCGTACCCAGCAACATCATTAACTTTCGTCAGATAAATACCTGTTCCGTGTACGTCCCAATTAAGCACGTCCCCCTCTTGCCAGCAGAGTTCTTCTGTTATTTCATCCGGCAAGGTAATGTACACGTCACCATTTTCGTCCTCTTGGACCTCAATGATGTAACTCATTTTGACAAAAGCTTTTCCATTAGCTTATCAAGTTTATTGTTGATTTCACGGAAATTATCGTGCATCTCTTTGATTTCCCTGAGAAAATCTACCTTAAGCACGTATTCCATAGGCATGCGATTGACTTGATCTTCCAAAGTGTCAATCCTCCGCTTTTGAGAATCGGTATATTTAAATACGTTTTGAATGCGCTCTTGGTGCCTATCGAGTATTCTACTTGCGGCCCACGAACCGCCTGTAATTGCCGAGATCACTGCCGTGATAGCAATTGCAACATATTCCGGACCCACGGCAAAAAATTCTTTTTTTTAATTCTACGATTCAGTAATCCACTTGAAGTTTTCCTTTACGCATTAAACCGTTAATTAGCCACACGAGCGCATCTACACAATCGTCGTGACTGCTAACACCAAAGTTAGTCATTTCCTCAAACATTGCGGTGAAATTGCGGAAACGATTAAAGATGATTTTGCGATCTTCAAACATGCCCATACAGCCCCTGAACCGAGCCAGCTTATCAGCCCTAAAACCTTTGACTGCGTGCCAATTAAGATTGTAAAGATTCTCACCGTTTAAGCAGACACGTTTAAAGTCTGCTTCCAAAGATGCCTGGTACTGTACGGCTTCTGAATAAATATCACACGTTGAATAGGTGGGGAAGTAATTGCCGTTTTGATCGCAACCTAAAACGGACCAATCGTTAAGCAATTCTTTAAGGGCATCTAGTTTTTCTAGGTTGCCCATGACTCGTATGCGTCTGTAGTCAATGATGTGGATGCAGTCGCCAATGCGACCACCCAGAACCATAACAGTGTAATCATTTTTTTCTTTGGTTCCGGCGGAAAGATCAACCCCTACTGCAAGCGTGTCAAACTCAGTCGCAATCTCAGCTTTTACAATGAGTTCTGGCGCCAGAGAAAGTTCATTCTGTCGCACCACCTGATTCATGTATTGGAAAGAAAAAGCAATGGGTGCTTGCCGTTTCTTTTCTTTTAAGTAGTCCAATGACCACATATCAGGCCAATAGGAAATTTCGTCACCTGTTTTTGGGTCATTAAGGATTGCTGACAACACAATCTGCATCCAATTGTTTTGTGGATTGAAAGTGGTAGCGTGAATATCATCATGTCGGAAGCGCGTTCCAAGGCAGATTGCGCGTGCTCCTTCAAACATGGTTGGCGCGATCACCGCATTCCAGTTATCTTGCATTTGCTTGCGGATGTCTGGATTAGAGATGTCTGCAGCAGATTTAATCGCGTCATCAATGATTACAAGATGAGATCGTTTAGACGTCACAGAGCCTTTAAGGCCTGCAGCGCAAAGAGTGAACTGCTCTTCACCGGTTGTATCAATACCTGCAAACTTATGGTCAATGGACCAATACTCGTTACTAGCTACGTTTTTAAGTAACCGTACAGTTGGAAATACTTCCTGATAACGCTTGCTTTCTAGGATGCGTTTAATTGTTGCTGACTTAGAACGTGCAATATCAACAGTGTAGGAAAGATATAGGATCTGCAAAGGCATTTTGGCCATGGTATGGATACCAATTGCCCATGCAGTAAATAAGCCTAAGATTGTCGACTTGGCCGAACCACGGGGTGCAAGTAGATCAATATTTGGACCAGCAATCTTAAGGAGGCAGCTACTATCTTGCTCTGTCACAAAATGACGATGCCACTCCTTATGATGTTCGGCTGGAGGTTTATCGGCTACGTACTCACAAAAAAAACCGAAATTATCCCTTGCTTTCTTAAGGGTTTCAACATTACGTGGAACACGTATTTGTTGCCTGCGTGCAGCAGCCTGCGCATTACGTCGATAAGCCAGGTGTTGATAGGCAGGCACAGTTTAGTATTCAGCTTGTTATTAAATACTAACTCATTTGTTGTCTTTACCGTTTTTCTTCTGCTCTTTGTACTTGCGTGCTTTATCTAGGGCGGCCTTGTGTTTTTCCTTGTCTGTCATCTCGCTGCCGTCTTCCTTCTTCGCTTCTTTCTTTTTGAAGTGCTCCAGGAGCTGGGGCGGCATTTTGTTCTTGCTCATTACGTTGCTTTTGATAAAGGGCTGACATTACCTCTTCTCCTCCTGACACTTTTTGCGCGAGGGGAGTTGGTCTGCGAACACCCGCAAATTTCTCACGGTTTTTCTGCAGTTGCCTGGCAACATCAAACATGCGCCCGGCAAGCATGCCATTGGAAGACGGGGGTTGTTGGCCTTGTCTATTCATTTTATTATTTTAAGTTAGTTACTCTTCTAGTTGCATTTTTGCCCACACGCTCATCGTCGCCTCTTCCAGGGGTATCTCGATTGGATCGTCCTTGAAGATGGCCATGAGTTCTCGGATAGCACGGTCAGCGCCTGCCATAAGCAAGCCTTTGCGGTCACGGTTGGCAGTAAAGATTTCAACCTGAGCAATAGTGCCACGCAATTCTTTTTGCATGCTTGCAATGCGTGCAACACCAGCGTCTCTTTTTACCACGCCGTTATCTACGTCTTCACGTAGTTTACGAATGTCTTCTTGCATCTCGTCGATCTCGTAAAGCAATGTTTTACGATGATCTGGTTTTTTGTAATGAGACTTAACCCAGGCTTCGCACGCAGAAATGCTCCCACCATACCCAAGGAAGCGGGCATAGAGGAAGCACTCAATAAGTGAATACGTATCAGCAGAAAAAGCGACAAAAGCCTCTTGCTCTGCTGATGTAAGATTATCGACCCACTGGTCGAATACCTCAATATCGATACGCTCGTTGGGCCTGGTTGTAATCCCTTGCCTCGTCGGCTTCGCTGAAGCGCTGGGACTGTTCTGCCGAAGTTCGCTGTTCTTGGGCGCCTTTTCCGATTGTTTCACGCTCTTGCTCTCCGGCAGTCTCAGCTTTCTTCTTGGAAAAATCGTAAGCAACACCAGCAGCTTCTCGATACTTATCGAGATCAAACCAGTCGTCTGTGTTGTAAGTATCTTCGATACTGCTGGTCATTGCTTTACTCTAGAAGAGGGATCAGAAATTGCTCATCATGCTAGCGAGACCCTGCGCATAAATGTTGCGACGGCCTTCAACGGACTCTTGACGCTTTTGGCGCTTTTTGGAGCCTTCAAGACGATCAAGCAGAGCCTGGAACTCGTTAATGTTAAAGTCGCCAGCGGGGGCGTCCTCATAACCAAAAGAATCAGTCATTATTTTAGTGGTAGCTTTTTAAATTATAAAGCATGGTGCGGTTAAAAGTTAAACGCACCAACTAAACCTTGTAAGATGCCAGCACGTGCTCCAATGTTAGCAATATCTTTTTGTCCGGCTTGACGAGTTTGCTCTTGTTTAACGCCAAATTCACCACCAATGGTTGCTACATCACGAGATGTTTGGCCTTCGATAGTTGCAACATCTTTTAGGCCTGTATTGATAATGGCCTGCAAATCAAGACGTCCTTTAGTTTCAAGTTCGGCTTTGCCAAGGATAGCTTCTTTTTCTCGATCAGAAACATACTTTGTGGCATCCGCAGTTAACGCAGTTGAACCCAGCCAACCTTCGTTATAAAGACGTTGCTTTTCGTTTGCAAGTTCACCTTCAATTCTTGCAACAGCTTGACTATTTGCCCCTCGAATACCTTCTAAGGCTTTTTCATGGCTAAACAATGAAGTGTAATAATCTTCGTAGCCAGAAGTCCCTCCTCCATTATTAGTTCCGTCTCCATTGTTGGTTCCGTCTCCATTATTAGTTCCGTCTCCAGTCGTACTAGATCCACCTAATGATTGCGCATAGTTTCTTGCAAAGTCGCTGAGTTTTACGCCCTTTGTATTTTTGGCGTAAGATTGAGCACGCTCTACGGCAACGTCACCAAACTTTTCTTGTAGACCCCTAAGTTCTTTTGCTCCGATCTTGGAGCCTAGCTTTTTAATTGCCTTATTAATTCCTTGTCCCATGACTTAAGCTCCCCATGCAGAGGTTATTGCCTTAAT